GCATCTATACCCATGTCTGGAATATGAATGAGATCGACACGAGGCTCCTACCATTCCTGGAACAATTGGGAGGAGGAAAGATACAAAAAACAAGACTCAGAGAACACGAACCACGGATCATCACTAAAGCGCAGAAAGCAAAAGCCAAGGAAGTCGTGGCTATTGATTATCAAAACGGCTGGTGTAAGGGGTCAACAATCTATACACAACACCCACAATAGATTAAACTATCCCTATGCTTAGAAAAGTGAATTTTGTCCCAGGTTTTAATAAACAATTAACGCCTTCTGGTGTAGAAGCTGGCTGGATAGGTGGAGATTATGCCCGTTTTCGTTATGGAATGCCTGAAAAAATCGGAGGCTGGGAAGAAACTCAAGTTGATACCTTACCTGGTGCGGGTCGAAAAATATTTGGTTGGTTTGATACCCAGGGTAATCGTTGGATTGCCGTAGGCACCAATAAGATTTTAGCCGTCTGGTTTGAGGGCGAATTTCATGATGTTACTCCTTTGGATTCATCACTGGATCAAGCGAGTGTAACTTTAACCACGACTACCAGTTCAAGTACAGCGACTCTTACTTTTCTGGCAGCTACCAATTTAGACGATGGTATGACTATTATGCTGAGTGGTGTATCATTGCCTGGTTCAGGAACCAGTCTTACCGTGGCAGAGTTGGAAGGTAAAAAATTCGAAGTTCTTACCACTCCAACAGCAACTACCGTTACTATTACTCTACCTTCCACGGAAACGGGTGCTGGAATCACGGGCCTCGGCTCAATGACGGTACAGCCTTATTATCGAATTGGAAATCCTACTCAAACTTATGGCTATGGTTGGGGTACTTCCAGTTGGGGTAACGGAGGCTGGGGAGATGCTTCAACTTCTACTACAGTTATTCTACAGCCAGGACAATGGCAGTTAGATAACTTTGGATCTTTACTTCTAGCAACAATTAGAGGAGGACCAACCTTTCAATGGGATCCTGAAAATGTAGACGTGCCGACAGCCATTGCTACACGAGCCACGATTGTAACCAGTGCTCCCACAGCTTCAGAAACCATGATGGTCTCTGAAAAAGACAGACACGTTATTTTATTAGGCACAGAAACAACCATTGGTACTGCGAGCACACAAGACAAAATGTTTATAAGATTTTCCGATCAGGAAGATCGAAACGATTGGATTCCCACTTCTACTAATACAGCGGGAACGATGCGTTTATCTTCTGGATCAGAAATTAGAGCGGCTATTCAAGGTCGAGATTATATTTTCATCTTAACGGATAAAGCTGCCTATGTAATGCAGTTCGTGGGACCTCCTTTTACTTTTTCAGTAAGGCAGGTGGGCACCAACTGTGGATGCATTGGTCATAATGCGGCAGCATTCGCCAATGGGCAAGTCGTTTGGATGGGAGATGCGGGAGGCTTCTTCCTGTTCGATGGTACTGTTAAAAATTTATCGTGTAATGTTGAAGACTATATTTTTGATGATATCAATTATACTTCAGGTCAAATTGTAGCTGCAGGAGTCAATAACTTATATAGTGAAATCACTTGGTTCTATCCGACTGCGGGTAGTAGTGTCATTGATCGTTATACTTCCTACAATTTTGCCGAAAGTCCTCGTATAGCTGGAGGTGTTTGGACGACGGGAAGTTTAGCAAGAACAGGGTGGATTGATTCCGATGTTCAGCCCGATCCCTATGCTACAGAATACCTGACTTCTACCAATGTATCGGACACTCCTTTAATTTATGGAAATAGTGAAGGCATTACTAAAATGTATGCTCAGGAAAAAGGAAACAATGCCGTAGATTCTGCTGGAACCTCTACTGCGATTGCCGCTTACATTCAATCAGGAGATTTTGATTTAGATGTAGACGGAGATGGAGAATATATTATGAAGATTAGAAGATTCATTCCTGATTTTAAAGTCTTAACAGGTACAGCAAAACTTTCTTTAAACTTAAAAGATTATCCTGCGGATAGTGAAACAGCTTCAGGACTAAGTCCTATCTCAGTTACTTCATCAACAACTAAAGTGGATGTCAGAGCCCGAGCACGACTTATTAACTTAAAAGTTGAAAATGATTCGGTAAATGAAACCTGGCGCTTTGGAACTTTTAGAGCCGATATTCAACCTGATGGAAGAAGATAATGGCTAAAGTTACCGTAACCTTTCAAGAACCGACAGATGCGTATGAAGCTTCTAATCAACGAATGATGAAATTTAAATTCGAACAACTGAAAACAGAACTCAATACCTCATATCAACGAACGATTGAAAACGATACACAAGCTTTTCAATGGTTTAATATGAGTTATGGCTAAGAAACAAAAATTACAGTATGGATATACACATCTCAAACACCGTCGTCGAAAAAGACCAGGACACTGTGCTAAAAAATATAGTAAAAAAATTCCGAGACGTAAATCTTCACGAGGACAAGGAGCTTAATGGCAATACAATATAGAAACCAACCTTTTGATTTAACCACCGATGTTATGACCACGGTTTTAACCCTAGATGAAAGTTCCCGGGCTATTATTCAAAATATTCAGGCTGAAAATACAAGCACAGGAACCGTAGACGTCGCTTCAGCTGTTTTTGATTTCTCAGCAACGGCGACTACACAAATGAGCACCATTCAAATGAGCACTCTGACTACCCAAAATTTAGCTAAAGGACCTGTGGTTTTAGAAGAACAAGATGCCTTGAAAATAAAAGGGGGAACTGCTAATGTTATCAAAGGATTAGTTTCCTACGCTTTAATAACAGGAGATCAAGGAACAGCATAATGAAAACACTACCGGCGCAAGCCAAAGAGATTGTTAAACATAAACGTACGGGAAAGATCTATGCGTCCAAAGCAGCATTTGATGCAGACGTAGCAGATCCTAAAACTGATACGACAGCGGAAGATTTTAGACAAGATTTAGAAATAACGGTTGCGTCTTTAGAGGTATTTGGTAAAACTAATTAATGCAACCTTATGGAGGGACCGAGATTCAATTCGATTACCTCCGTAAATATGGTAACAAAAGTCTTTTAGATCTAGTTCAAATTACTGCTTCGGTTCCCGAAAAGGAACCTCTTCATCCCTTACGCCCTAATATTTTATGGATTAAAAATTCATACGATCAACCTAATATTGCCCCCTGGTTTAATAAAAAAGAAAACCATAAGAAATATGATTGGTATGTCTTTAATTCTCATTGGACTTATGAAAAATTTAGATATTTTTTTAATATTCCTGATACACGAGCTCTCACTATAAAAAATGGTATTGATTATGATGAGCTTAAACTTAAAACAGACTTTACCTACAAAGCTCCTCTAAAATTAATCTATTTTTCTACTCCGTGGCGGGGACTGGATGTTCTTTTGGATGCGATGGAGCTTATTCAAGAAGAAAAAGATATTATCTTGGATGTTTATTCCAGCACTATTATTTATGGAGACGAATTTCATCGGGATAATGAACCTAAATTTCTTAAACTCTATGAACGAGCAGGAAACTTAAAAAATGTAAATTATAAAGGCTACTGCCGCCATGATGAGTTGCTAGGAAAATTAAAAGATTATGATATTAGTGTTCATCCTTCCACCTTTGAAGAAACTTTTTGTATTTCAGCAATGGAAGCATTAGCGGCGGGCTGTATGCTAATCACCACCAATCTCGGAGCTATTCCAGAAACCTGTGGTGAGTTTCCCATTTATATGCCTTATTCTGCCAATAAAAAATATTTAGCGGCCCAAACTGCTGAAACCATAAAAAGTGCTAAAGGAATCCTCAGTGCTAATGATCCCAGTCATAACTTGAAATTTCAACAACAATACTATAAAAACTACTACGATTGGAAAGTGATTGGATCTTTTTGGAACCGCTTTCTAAGAGGAGCCATTTATGCCCGACGAAAAGAAAAAAATCTCTGAAGACCTAAAAGCTAAAAAGCTTGCGGCTATTAAAAAATCTAAGGGTTTATTTATATGCACTCCCATTCATTCAGAGGTTTGTTTGCATTATATGAAATCCTGTTTAGATCTACAAAAGGAATGCCTACTTAATAATACTAATATTACCTTTCAACTTATGAAAAGTAGCCTAGTCACTCAAGGACGAAATTTATGTGTAGCTGCTTTCTTAGACTCTACTGCTCATCAAATGTGTTTTATTGATGCAGATATTGCCTTCTCTGTGCGTTCTATTTTTAGACTTTATGAATGTCCTTATGAAGTTGCTTTAGTTGTTTATCCTATGAAGACGGTTGATGCTGACAAGTTTAGAAAAGATGACATTAGAAGACCGAGTGATCATCCCGATACTAAAGGCTATATGTTTCCTGTTCGAATGCCCGACATTAATAAGATCCCTATGGATAATGGTTTTATTCAGGTAGAGAGAGGACCCGCAGGCTGTATGATGATTAAGCGTACCGCTTTTGACAAGTTAAGAGAAGCCTATTCAGGTCTTACCATAAAACAAAAAACACTGGTTAATGGTAAGATGACAGAGCGCCCTAACTATTATAATTTTTTTGATACCTACTATAATATGGAAACTAAGCAGTACTTAGGAGAAGATTTTAATTTCTGCAAGTTATGGACTGATATCGGAGGCAAAATATATGCCTTGGCTGATGAAGAAATCTCTCATGTGGGCGAAAAACTGTATCGGGGAAAATTACTTCAAGAATTCATCAAAACAACTCCTGCATCGCTACCCGCTGAAAAAGACGAAAAAAAAGGCTCTTAATTTTTGAGCATTCAAACTTTTCATCCCATTATCTCCCATAGCTCCTAATCCCTACAGTATTGATAAGACACTCGTATCACGTTAAAATGATAATTACTTAAGTATTTATTATGGATCCAATAACACTAGCATTGGCCACGTTTGGCATACAGAAATTACGAGGAAAATCTACAAAGCGCTCATTCCGAGATGCTCTGATTGCTGGAGGTATTGGTCAAGTGGCTGGAATGCAAGGATGGGGTAAACAGATGGGTAAATTTGCTCCTCAAGCTTTTGGTCAATTAAGTACCCCTGGGATGGCAACAAGTGCTAATATTATGCCAGGGGCAACTCTAGGACAACAAGCTACACAATCTATGGCTGGAAAAACTATTTCTAGTATGTGGGGTGATCCTGCAGTTGCAAAAACAGCGGAAACAGCGGGAACAGCAGCAACAGGAATTCGAGGATGGAGTACAGGAGCTAAACTAGGAGCTGGATTAGGAATTGCAACCTTGATGGAAGGCGATGAAGATATGCCAGAACCACCATTCACAGAACAAGATTACAAAGACGCTTACGCTAAACAATCAAAATTAACAGCAGGATTAGGAGATGCCTTCCAATATACTCCTTCTAACATGATGTATTATGGAGGCCCT